TAGAGTCGTCCGTCCGTCGTAGTGGTGGTCCTTATTCTGAGGATTCATCATGTTCGTCTCTGCGCCACGCGTCAATGGAAATGGTTCCACATCCTTTAATGTGCCTTTAACAGCACGTAACGGGGCACCCAAAAGTCCTACATTGCAAGCTGCTTTATCAGCAGCCAATACAATGAACAGATTTTCGTCGGGCCCTGGTGGACAAACGATCAGATCCTTTTGCCAAAACGGTGTCATATCGTACAAGAAGTACAGAAAGACATCGTATTCAGCGTTCTACTACTCGCGGTTTAGTTCCGGACGGGTGGTCACTGTCAATCAAGACGGTGGTCCATTTTTCGAATGGAACAGTTATAATCACGCGGTAGGACTCGGCTATGTCGGGTTTCACAGCACTGGGTATGACGATAACTTACACGTGTTAGATCACACGGGTACGAACTCATCGGTACAGGCTGTTTACAACCGAGCGGTTGCACTCAACTTGAAAAATCGAGCAGTTTCCGAATGTCGCCAGAAGGCGGCTCAGGTGAAGCTCGATCTATCGGAGGCCTTAGTAGGCCTACCGGAGTCGGTGATTATGGTAGCGCAAAGGACCAAGCAGGTATTGAATGCCTACTTGGCTCTTCGGAGGGGGAATTGGAAGGGCGCACTCGCGTGGCTCGGCCTTTCACCCTCAAGGTGGCATAAAACCCTAGGACAGAAATCCATGCAACAAGCATGGCTCGAACTCCAATATGGGTGGTTGCCGCTCTTAGGCGATATCTGGAGTGGTATTAAGCTGAGTAATGAGCTCCTTTCGGGGGGCACCAAAACTCATGCTTATGCAAAACGTCAACTTGAGACTGACTTGTGGACCTACGGGCTCACAAGCGGGGGACCATCGATTTGGCTAAATCCTCAGATTACTACCTGGGGACGTACGTCCGTCGATGTTCGCTATAATTTTGGCGTTTCTAATGCCAATATAGCGTTCCTCAACAGCTTAGGCGTTTTGAATCCGTTTTACACGGTCTGGGTCGCTGTTCCTTTCTCTTTTGTGGTAGATTGGTTTCTACCCGTAGGCGATTGGCTTCAGTCGATCTCATCCACTCTCGGACTACAATTCATTGACGGGTACATAACCCAAAGATCTTGGGGTTATGCAGAGGTTTCATCTTCCGGGGTTAATCTCCCGAATAAGAAGGTGGAATTTGGCAACACTGTTGCCACCGCTGGGCTGTGCAGGATTACCCGCGACGCACTTACCGTGTGGCCGTGGCCTGTACCCTATCTCCGTTTTCCCTTTAGCTCAGACAAACGCATCGCGAATGCGATAGCGCTAATCTCAACCTCAAGAAAGCATAGATAATATGCCTCAACTCCAGAACCTCATCCTCACGGATAGGACCCCGGTGACTCCGGTCAATCTGACCTTCGTCCCCCGCGACATCGACGCCAAAGGCGTGGGTGCCGTCGTCAACTCTTCCGGTACTCCAATCGGAGAGAAGCGGTGTTCGGTTTCGATGACGAAACGGAATTCCCGCTACCACGGTGAAGTCCGGCTTTCTTTGCCGGTCGTGGTGACAGAGACCATCAATGGTGTCGCGTCACCCGTTGTTGTCCGCACAGCGTTCGTTACGCTCACTGCGGTCTTTGACGAGAAGTCCACCGAACAGGAGCGCACAGATGCTATTGGACTGATGTCCTCGGCACTGGGCACTTCGAAGGTGCTCGTCAATGATGCCCTCGTTAAACTCGAGGGTGTTTACTGATGCTAGCCACTGTGGCTGTACTCAGTATTCTGGGTATAGGGACCGCGACTATTGCCGCGACCTTGTACGTCTCTGCCGGATGCTTTTTGGTATTCGGCGATACGCTGTTCTCCCTTGTGGGGGTGAGCTGCCCAATAGCCTGGTAATTCTGCCAGACTAAAATCAACAACTTCACATAGCGAGGTAATAACCCGTGAAACATCGAAAACGAGAACGTTTCGATACTCCTCTATCGCATTATTCGGCATTCCGTGAGCTCTTTACTGAGCTCTTGGACAAGGACGATTCGTTTAAGGCTTCTTATCTGAAGTCTGAATATGAGTCGAAATTGCTCGATCCGCTAGTTGCGGATTCGCCGGAGAATCGACGCTCGAAAGCCATTGATAAATGGCTGGCGAGTGAGGAACTAAACCGGAAGACTAGCGTTCGGCTCTTACATCACTCCGATGAAGACTTTCTCTTTCTGATCGATGATCACTGGCCCGCTTACATTACGGATGTATTATCCGTAGCAAGGCGGTTCATATCAGAGACATTAGGAGAGACCATTCCTTGGGACGAGCTTTCTGGCTCGTTTAGTGGTGGCGCCTCCACATCGATACGGCGTGGAACCGGAACTATCGCCCGAAAGTACCAAGAGGGTACCGACATTACAGAAGATGCAATCATGCATTTCCTGCGTCTGACAAAATCGGACGTGTGGGCCCCACGAGACTTTAAGCTCGTACAGGGTAACGTAATGTTTACTGTTCCCAAAACTTCCCAAATTGATCGGTGCGCCGCTAAGGAGCCCGATTACAACATGTTTGTGCAAAAGGCGATCGGGGACTATTTCCGCAACCGTCTTAAGCGCAAGGGGATCAATCTCAACGACCAGACGCTTAATCAACGTTTGGCCAGGCAGGGTTCGCTATATAACGATTTAGCGACCATTGACCTGTCGTCTGCTTCGGATTCTATATCCACGCAGCTTGTGTTGTTATTGCTACCCGAAGAGTGGTTTAACCTTCTCGACGACGTGCGGAGTAAGATCACCTATATAGATGGTCAACCGCATGTTAACTTTATGTTTTCGTCGATGGGTAATGCATTCACGTTCGAATTGGAGTCCTTGATATTCTGGGCTCTGACGAGGGCGTGCGCATTTCTCACTCATACACGTGGGAAGATCTCTGTCTACGGCGACGACATCATATGTCCTGTCGGACTGAAAGATGCCGTGCTATCGACATTCGAGTTCTGTGGTTTCCGCATAAATTTGAAGAAGTCCTTTTTCGAAGGGACTTTCCGAGAATCGTGCGGGAAGCATTGGGATAAGGGTGTTGATGTAACTCCTTTCTATGTTAAGAAAGTGCCAGTGGACGTTACCGACTGGTGCCTATTACTCAATTCGTTGAGGAAGTGGGCACATTGCACTCTCGGGGTTTGCGACCCCAGATATTTCGATATCTGGACGTTATTCTCTGAGTTGGTTCCGGAGCCTGTTAAAGGGCCCTGTGACCTTGCATTAAGGAGCAATCTTTGCTCCCCTGGTCGATATCCGATCGCACGACTCGTACGTAAGCACGAACGAGACGGAGCGACCGAGAGACGATACGCGTTTGGAGCCTACTTACACTGGTTAAATGCCAGTGAAAAGAGGACGGAGATCACCGAACTCGAGACGTCCGTCATGAGCTATGACGGGCAGCTTGTTATTAGGCGGTCTTCGGAGCGCGTACCTAGGGAGATCCCGGCATTCCCTCAAGAGTGTCGGGCGTAGTAG